CCTGACCATTATCCGTCTCTCATTTTCGGTCGTGTCGTAAAAATTACGGCGATGCAAAGAAAGAACAGGATTATTGCCGTCCCGTTCTCCTCCATACCCGGACCCAACCTCGGCCCAGGAGCCGTCGGCCCAGAAAACTATCTGGTTCCAACTCTCTGTCTTCCAGAGAGACTTCAATACCCCGATTTTTTGTACCTTTTTCATAAATAATCCCTCCTTAGTGTTGGTGTGTCCATCTGCTTTATGCGTCTCGTCTGCTGCCGTCCAGGTTGTAGTGGTCCTGGATGTATAACTCATCGATGTATAACTCATCTGTCAGGATTTGCGGCGGTGGCTCGTAATTACTCTCGTACACTATACGATTGCCAACAACCGTGTAAGCTGCCCTGCCCACCAGGGCGTTGAGCCGATTTGCTCCGATAATAAGTTTTTCGGTTAGTGTCGTCATAGTCTGTCTCCTCCTCGTTTGTGGTTAACTGCCATGCTCGATTTTAGGTTATGCTATTACCGTGCCAAACCAGCCCACAACATCAATAAAGCCTGTAAGTGCGAGATATGACTCAGGATAATAGTTTGAGCAGAAATAAGCCAATTGTGCCTGGTTTCACTTGATGATACATATTATCTTGAGACATATCTCAATTAACTCAATAATATCACCACTCTAACAACTTGAGACACCTAAACAATTCGAGACATGTTCAATGTGTATCATGAGACATGCATATCTTTAATAATATCACCCACCTACCAATATGTGTCTCGTCTTGTCCCGAACAGGCTATGAGACACAGGCTAACGGCATAATTATGACCAACCGGCATGCTTGCGCCGCATCTAACGGCACACCCTCGCCGCTCTCAATCATTTTGTCCTTGACAAGACGTTTTTCGGCGTGATTACAATGCGCCATCATCCTCAGCCGCCTATCAATTTATAGGATATAAATTATGCGGTCTCGCACAACACGCAAAATAGATTGTGACAAGGTCAAACAACTGGATGCTGCGGGCCTAACAACCATCGATATCGCCAAACAACAAGGTGTGGCTCCCTCCACAATTTGGCGGTTCCTCAATAAAACCACCAACGAATATAAATTGTTAGGTGTGCTAAAAAATAACAGAGCGGATATTTTTGTCCACGAGCAACTACAGCTCAAACGAGCAACACAGAGATTTGTAAAGTCGCTGATTGATCTACCACAGGCTAACATCGATGCAGTGCCGGCAGTCCAAAAAAGCACTATCGTTCGCAACCTGGTGATTGCCGAGGCCACGAAATACGATAAAGAGTGCGCCGAACTAGGCAAACCTAGTGCAATCATAGCATATATTGATCTAGTCAAAGCCCAGGAAATAGAGGACCGCAGGGCACAGGCATTTGAGGATAGGTATGGGCCAGGAGCTACTAAACTACTGACAGGCACTAATGATAACGCCTAACGATAAGGCCAAGCAAATGACAGAATGCAGCAACCACGCACCTATAAGGCTAGACAGCCTGTCAGCGCATGTTTGCACAATGTACGCATGTCATATCGTGTGTCATAACAGGCTGTTAAGCAGTGGTACATTAGTACCATGTAAAGTCCGATAAGATATATTATGTCAACTTTAATAGCAAAACCCCTTGATATCAGTACATCAGGCAATGACATGATAATGTCAGGGCACTCAGCGCATAGCACAGGTGCAATGATGTACAATACAAGCAATAGGGGTCCCATGGCCAGCCCAAGAGGGGGGCCGGGGGGTATGCTGGGGTGTGGATGCTCGTATAGGCCCTCTCCAGTCTACGAAAAAATCAAAAAGGCCGATTTCGTTGCTATATTTAATTCAGTACTTAGTAGTGTCTAATTACCCATTAATGGGAAACCGCATAATGGACAAATCAGAAAGAGGGTAATGGTTAATATGAGCAAAAAAGCCAACAATATCAGCAAAAAGACGATTATCCGCAAGGCCAGGGATTCTGAAAATCCATATGCGTTGATAGCGAAGTCGCTTGAGGGTATTTTGGAGCAACTTGAGATAATCCAAAGACGTCCATGGTAACTGGAGGAATCAGGGTATGATAATACGAGGTCCCAAGAACAGCGAGAACCCATATGCTCAAATCAGCAAGTTTGCTTTAGGTGATCCGGGTCTTACTTGGAAGGCCAAGGGAATTTTAGCCTATCTTTTAACATTAACGGATAATTGGGTGATGCGGCCGAAGGAGATACAGCGTCATGCGAAGGATGGCAGGGACTCGATTTATTCAGGGTTAACCGAGTTAATCGAAGCCGGGTATCTTGTAAGGGAGCAAAAGCGTAATAATTCTGGTGTGTTTCGCCAAATCACGTATATTCTACACGAATTTCCCTTATTAGATTCAGTTCTTACTAATCATACGGGAATACCGGATACGGGTTTCCCGTATGCGGTTAAAACTGAAGAAGAGAAAACTCGTATTTACGAAACCGGCCATCGAGTCGCGGAGATAGTTGGCTCACACGGCCTAACTGGCAACCAAGTACATGATACACACACCTTGGCTGCTGTTCAAAACCGGCAAGCGAGGTTAACTGATGGCTTGGCTTAAACTCAAGACTCCCAAGCCGAAGGCGGTTAGGGAGAGGGTGAAGATACCTGAGAGGTTGAAGGTAGGCGGGCACTGGTACACGGTAAAGTATCCACACAATTTCCAGGAGCGAAACGACATATGGGGTGCTCATTTGCCGCACAAGCTGACTATTTTACTTGCTGGCGATGACGGTTCTGGTGAAAAGCGAGCGATGTCCGGGGTTGTTGTTTCGTTTATTCACGAGCTGTTACACGCCATTGATTTGATTTACGGGGCTGAGTGTCTTTTTAAGTTTAAGGCTGATGGTGGTTTGAATAAGGAAAGCCGGGTAAGTCTGTTAGCCGAGGCCATATTCCAGATCTTAGTAGATAACGGGTGGTTGGAGATAGAATGAAAAAGCAAGTAACGCCAGGGGATGTTTTAACCACGGTATTTTGGGTAGCGACTTTATTGACCATTTTGTTGCTTCTTGACGGTTGTTCGTTAGCGCCGAGGGCGAGGCCCTGGAGTAAGGCTGAGGTTGGGTTGGCTGTGGTGAGCACGGCGGCTGCGGGTTGGAACTACCATGAGTCTGCGGGGATGCTTGACAGGGGTTGTTACGAGATGAATCCGGTGTATGGCAGGCATCCGAGCGATGGTGAGCTTTTAGGTGGTATGGCGGCCACTCAGGTTTTAACCCTGGCGATAGCGCACTGGTATCCTGTGATTGATTTGCCTATATTCGGGGAGTGCGAGTTTCGGGCGCCGTTGCTGGTTGGCAAGACTGTGGTGAACGCGGGGTTGGCGATTCACGATAGCGGGGTTGGGAGGTAGGGCGAATCTGTGTTTTATGCCAGCCGGAACAAGGGCGTGATCAAGGGTACGCACAGGGCGAGGAAGAAGAGATAAATGCCCGGAAAGAAGCCCACAAAAGCCGAGTTAGACGAATACAAGGCCAACTTGAGGCGAAGCGCCGAGTATCAGGTGCAGATTGACAAGTATCGGGAGCAGAACAAGATCGAGTTTTTTACTACTGAGCCGAATCCGGGGCCGAATCCGAAGCAGGCGCAGATTTTGGAGGCGTTTTTAGATCCTTTTTTTAAGACTTTCGGGATGTCCGGTGGAAATCGCCTCGGGAAATGTTTTTCTATTTCCACCGAACTATCCACAACCAAGGGTGACGTACTAGCCGGTGATTTATACCATGACAACAAGCCTTTTGAGGTATTTTCTTGGAATGGTAAACAAAAAGTTATCGCAAAGGCCAATCCGATAATGAAAAAGGTTGGCCTTCATAAATGCTACGAAATAGGCCTTGACAACGGCCAGGTTATTCAGCTTGCCGACAAACATCTGGTTTTGACTTCGCATGGTTGGATTTACGTCGAGCAGCTTCCAATAGTCTTTCCTTCCCTTCTGGTGTCCACTGAGGACACTTGCCCTTCAATTCATGGTGAAGATGACGTCCGTTTGAAGAAAACAACATTAGATTACCAGGGTGATTATTTCCAGGAGTGTGGTCTTTGTGATGAACAACCTCTTTGCGATCCAGATAACGCCCCAACTTGCTTTCCATTACAAGACGATGCTCTGCAACATATCCACCCTTTGTCTTATTCGGATGATCGGGTGACCAGATCCAGTAATAACCCTTTTTATCAAGATAACGGCCCCTTTTCCAACCAGTGTGGCCAAGACCAGACCTCGGGCCTGTGCGCTGGGTTTTTATACCGTTCTTTTTGCACAATCTTGAAATCTGCTGGTTTGAACAGCCAACTTGTTCTGCAACCCACTGGTGGGTTTTCCCTTCGTCCTCAACCCATGCACGAATTTTATCAATCGGCCAACACTTTGCTTTCGAGCCTGGTTCTTGGGTTTTTATCCCGGCTGCGTTACAAATGCGGGCAACAGAGCTACTCCCATAGCCAATCTGCTTGCCAATCCAGAAATACGGCTTTCCCTCAACTTCAATCCACTGCCGAATTTGTTCAATATCGAACGAGTGACGATTTTTCATTAGACTCTCCTTTCGGTTTGTTATGTGATAATAAGATAAAGTATATCAAGTCAATTACAAAAAGTCAACCCGTTTATGATTTCGAGGTTCCGTACTATCACAACTATTTTGCGGGAGGTTTAATACACCACAACACTACCATACTGACTTTATTGGGGATTTCGGTGATGGTAGGCAAGTATTTATGGGATGATACGAGTCTTTTGCACCTGTTTCCTCATAATTTGCCTCGAAAGGTCCGGTACGTCGGGCAGGGCTGGAACGATCACGTCAAGGCGGTGGTAATTCCGGAGATTCAGAAATGGTGGCCAGCTAACAGGAGGGTTAAGACTAGGGGAAACGGTGTTATCACGGACACGTTCTGGAAGGACGAGAAAACCGGGAGCACCATGGAGATTATGTCGAACAACCAGCAGTCAAAGGAGCATGAGGGCTGGTCTGGAGACATAATTTTGTATGATGAGCCTAGTCGGAGAGACATTTATGTAGCTAACGCTCGTGGCTTAATTGATCGGAAGGGTAGAGAGATATTTGCTTGCACCCTTCTTGACGAGCCGTGGATTGATCGTGAGATTATCAAGAAAACAAACGACGACGGCAAGCCAGATAAGGCTGTTTTCTGGGTGGAGGGGACATCGAACGATAATGTTGGCTACGGGATCACGCAGGAGGGACTTGACGAATTTGCCAACAAGCTCAGGCCGGGCGAGAGAAAGACAAGGATCGAGGGTATTCCGGAATACAAGAGCGGCCTTATTCTTGATTTTTCCAGAAGATACAGGGATCGTGGGGGCCATCTTTGCAAGCGATTTCAGATACCGCTCGACTGGATGATCGACATCGCAATTGACGTGCATCCAAGAAAAGAACAGGCCGTGTTGTTCGTTGCTACCGACCCGAGGAACGATAGGTATGTGTGCGAGGAGATCTGGGGCCATGGAAACGCCAAGTGGGTGGCGGAGTCCGTAGTCAGGGCGGTAAAATACCATTCTTACAGGGTGAATCGGGTGATAATAGACCCGCTGGCCAAGGGTGACGGAAATAATGACGAGAGCGTTTATGAGATAATCGGCAAGATCCTGATGGCCAACGACATGGTGCTTGAAACGGCTACCAAAGACAAGGATCAGGGCATTTTAGAGATAAAAGACCATCTTTGCGGGCCAAACGGTCAACCATCTATCTGGTTTTTTGACGATTTGGTACGGACAATTTACGAGATAGAGGGTTGGATGTGGGATAAGGACACACAGAAAGCGGCCAAGGAAGATGACGATATGATGGAGAACCTGTATCGCCTTTGCCTGCTGAACACGCAATGGGAAGAGGCTTACGATTATTTTGAAGACTACATTCCGCCTTCGCCTCAGATGGTGGGCAGGGACTGCGTAACCGGATATTGACTTAAGGAGAAAAAACCATGAAAACAGTAGGTTTAGGCCCAGTAAAGGAAGTAACGCCTGATTTTCAGCGATTTGAGGTGCCAGCGGGGGCAAAATTCCTGCTTTTGAACCCGGAAAGCGGATTTGTTCAGCTTGAGGTGGAGGAGACCTTCCAGACGGTGTCGCTTGTTGGTGAAAAGGACTTCCAAGTTTTGAACGAAGCGACGGGCCGTTATGTAAGGGTTGATTTCAAGAAAACCGAGGGGCCGTTCCGGGGTATTCCTGTCAGATGAAAGACATTACTGAATTCATAGGCGTTCAAAACATCGCTGAAAAGCTGGACGACGACCTTTTAACGACAATCGCCCACGACGCGGATACCGGCTACGACATCGACAAGCAAAGCCGGGAGGGGTGGGAAAAGAAGAATAAGCAAGCTGTCGAACTTGCGGAGCAGGTTTGGGAGCAGAAGGATTTTCCGTTTAAGAGCGCTTCTAACGTCAAATACCCGCTAATCGCTACGGCGTCCATCCAGTTTGCTGCCAGGGCTTACCCGAACTTTGTGAAAGGCCCTGACATTGTCAAGGGGCTTGTCATAGGAGATGATCCGGACGGTTTAAAGGCTGCGAAGGCTACTAGGGTGGGCCAGCACATGTCCTATCAGTTCCTTAACGAAATGACGGAATGGGAAGAGGACACCGATAAGCTGTTGACCTATATTCCGATAATCGGGTGTGCGTTTAAAAAGACATATTTCAACAAGGTATTGCAGCGTAACGTCAGCGAGTTCAGGCGGGCCGAAGATATTGTCATCAACTACATGGCGAAAAGTATGGAGACCGCCCCGAGGATTACGGACATTTTTACGTTGTATCCGAATGAGATAGAAGAAAGAATTCGTGGGGGCATCTATCTGGAATTTGAGCCTGGGCTTCCGACCTCTACAAAGGAAGAGGATAAAGAGGTTGTCACTACGGACCCGGATCAACCCCATGTGTTTTTAGAGCAGCATTGCTGCTTGGACCTAGACGATGACGGATATAAAGAGCCCTATATCATTACTTTTCACAAGGATACCAAGAAGGCGGTTAGAATTGTCGCAAGGTTCGATCGGGACAGCATAGAATACGGGATAAAAAACAAGATCGTAAGAATTAACGCCGATCAGTATTTTACGAAGTTCCCGTTCATGCCGTCTATTTCCGGCAGCATTTACGATACCGGGTTTGGCGGGCTGCTGTCTCCGATTAACTCCACGATCAACACGACAATCAACCAGCTTTTAGACGCCGGGACTCTCTACAACCTGAATGGCGGGTTTTTGGGAAAGGGTATTCAGTTGGGTCGCGGTCGCGGTGGAGGTGTCGTCGAGTTTGGTGCGAATGAGTGGAAACAGATCATGTTTACGGGAGATGACTTGAGAAAGCATATCTTCCCACTACCCGTGAAAGAGCCCTCCTTAGTCCTGTTCAACCTTCTAGGTTTTATGGTTCAGGCTGGCGAACGCCTGTCATCCGTTACCGAGATCCTGACGGGCCAGCAGAGCAACGAAGCAGAGCGTCCGACGACTACTCTTGCCAGGATAGAGCAGGGCCTCAAGGTCTTTTCTTCTATCCACAAGAGGCTCTACAGGGCTTTTAAGAGCGAGTACGTGAAAATATTTGCCCTGAACAGAAAATACCTTCAGCCGATGAGTTATTTCAGGGTGCTCGACAATCCGCAGGCGATACCACGAGAAGACTACGATACTGAGAGCTGCGATGTCGTGCCGGTAGCAGACCCGAATGAGACCACGAATACTCAAAAGCTGATCCGGGGCCAAATCTGGATGTCCATGAAAGGACAGGGCTTTAACGACGCTGAGATCAACAAAAGATTCGCAGAGGCCATGCAAGAGCCGGAGCCGGAAAAGTTGCTGGAATCACCGCCTCCGCCTCCGGATCCGAAGATGGTTATTGAGATGCAGAAGCTGGAGCTTGAAAAATCCAAGTTTCAATTTGAGATGCTAAAGTTTGGCGCTGAATCCGAAGAGCGCAACGCGAAAGTGGCAAGGCTGTTGGCGCAGGCGCAGGACTCGCTGGCAAAGGCGGAATCCTACGAAGTGGGCCAGCAACTAGACCTTTATAAATCACATTTAACTGCACTTGTAGAGGAGTTTAAGGTACAGCATGGAAATCAACAAGGAAGAGTGGGATCACTGGAAGCAGGCAAACCCGGTAACGCTGGAGGTGCTCAAGGTGCTTCGGGAGCGCAAGGATAAGATTTCGGCGCAGCTTGGCGAGGGTGCTTGTCTTGGCAACGATTGTGAGCACGGCAAGGCAGTTGGGCGATGTCTTGAAATCAAGGATCTTCTGGAAATGGAGTTTGAGGATTTGAAGGTAACGGAATAATTTTGGGCTAACTCCGACTGATCCTCGGAGGACGGTTCAACCGAATTGAAAAGGGAGTAGCGTAGACTCTACGCCGGATTATTTCCGGTCTACGTTAACTCCCTTTTCTTTTGCCCTCAAGGAAGGAGTAGACATGAAGGTAGTGCCAGTCAGGCATGTGGCAATGATTAAACCGGACAAGATAGACGACAAGAGCGCGGGCGGCATTATTCTACCGGATAGTGCCAGAGACCAGCTTCAGGGAGCGGTTGACCGTGGCGAGCTTGTGGCAGCCGGAGAAGGCTTTTTCGAGAACCTTGCGGGTCCGGTTCCAAAGATTGGGGATAAGGTGCTTTACGGTAGGTATAAAGGAACACTTATCACCATCAAGGAAAACGGTATTCGTCAGAATTACCGTCTGTGTAATGACAACGAAATAGTAGCAATTATGGAGGAATGAGAAAATGGAAAACCAGGAACAGGGACTAGCAGAAAACCAAGACCAAGAAGAATACGCGCCGGAAATCGTAGAACGAGCCAAGGCCATGGGACACATCCCAAAGGAAGAGTTTAAGGGAGATCCTGAAAAGTGGGTTCCGCCCGACACGTATGTTGAAAGGGCTGAAACCCTGATGCCAATTCTCAAAAGCCAGCTCAGAAAATTCGAGGAGAAAGCCGGGCAGTACGAAACTGAGATTTCGGGCTTAAAAACTTCCCTTGAAACTCAGAAAAAGACCACCGAGAAGCTGGTCAAGATGAGTTCGACGATCAGCCAGCAGGCGTATGAAAAGGCCAAACGCGATATTGTGATGAAACAGGCGCAGGCCGTAAGGGACTCTGATGTTGATAAATGGCAAGTTTTGGAAGACCAGAAAGACAAGCTGGAAAAGCCAGAGCCCGTCACTATCGAAGAGGCGTCCGCACCAAGCAAGAGCCCGATATTTAATAACTGGCACTCAAGCAACGACTGGTATTCCAAAGATCCCGACCTGACTATTTTTGCAGACGCCTACGGAAGATCGGTAGCACAAGCAGAGCCCGGCCTGCCGGAAGATCAATTATTGACCAGGGTTGAGGCAAAGGTCAAAGAAGCTTTCGCATACAAGTTTACGAACCCGAACCGGCAGGGAGCCAATACGGTAGACGGTGGTTCTGAAAGGACCAATGCAGGGGCCAATACCGGCAAAAAATCTTTCAACAATCTCCCGGCAGACGCCAAGACGCAGTGCGATATGTTTATCGCAGACGGCACCATTAAGAACCGAGATCAATACGTCAAAGACTATTTCGAGGAGGCATAGCATGAACGAGGAAAATCAAAACCCAACCGAAACAACGAAACACAAGTGCGAACATTGTGGCGAGGCTGAGTTTGACACGGCGATGCAGTTAAGAGGGCATCAGATGAAATGCCGACCCCAAGAAAACCAGGAAGTGCAGGAAGACAGAAGGCAGGAACGAGTGCCCTTCGGTATCCCAGAGCAAAGGTTTACTGATCTTCCGGATGACGGGTTTCACTACCGCGTATTTAACGACAATTGGCGTAAAGAGCCCGGCAGAGTTCAGAGGGCTCAAAGAGCCGGTTACGAGGTAGTAGAACATCCGCAATCCGGCAAGACTGTGGGTACCAACAATGACGGCACTGAGATCAAGGGTGTTCTGATGAGAATACCCCAGGAAATGTGGGAACAAGATCAGGCAGCAAAGGAAGATAGGCGAGCTGTAGTGGATCAACAAATATACCAAGGGCAGCATACCGCCAGAAGAGGTGATGGCCGGTATGTTCCCAATGAAGGTATAAGAATGGAAAACAAACTAACACCTTGAAATGAAAGGATAAACAGATGGCGAACCCTACAGGAGCATTTGGCTTAAGGCCAATACGGCACTTTAACGGTGCCCCCTGGAATGGTGCCACAATCCCTTGCTATTGCTCGGCTGCATACGCGGTAGCGCTATATATTGGAGATCCTATTATGATCTCGAATGTTGCTGCTGAAGCTGATGCAACGGCACGATACCCGACTATTTACAAGTCGGCAGGAACTGATGGCATAATCGTTCTGGGGGCTATCGTTTCCTTTGACCCGGACCCCACCGATCTCACCAAGCAGTATCGACCCGCCTCAAAAGAGCGGATCGCGAATTGCTGCATTGACCCGTCCGTGGTCTATGAGATCAGGGGTGACGGCGGAGGAACACCGCTAGACACATGGGTGTGGATGAACGCGAACATGATTGCAACCACGGCTGGCGACACGACAACCGGGCTTTCCGGCATGCAGCTTGACGAGGGCACTACGGACGGCCCCGAGGTTAACCAGACCAACCCGTTACTAATCGTAGGTGCTTCGACAAGACCCGATGAAACGCGGCTTGCCGTTAACACCCTTTGGGAAGTTTTACTTAACACTTATTGGAACGCCGCTGGCTCAGTGCTTGGCGTGTCCGGCGCATAGAGGAGGGATATACGATGCCACCTATTTTTACAGGGAACCATCCCAAGGCTATGTGGCCTTTTATCTAATGATTAAGGGCCTTTGCGTAGTAATACGTAAAGATAACGCATTTAATTGCTGGAACACCCCAACAAGGGCAATCAGCAGCCAAGGCTAAGCACATGAATCAGATATACAAAATAACAAACAATATAAACAATAAGGCTTACATCGGCTTAACTACACAAGGGTTGAGCAGACGGTGGACAGAGCATGTATATAGATTCAAACTTGGTGAACGGGACCATAAGTTATATCAGGCCATGAGAAAACACGGCATTAGAAATTTTAAAAAAGAAATAATCTGTTGTGCCGTGGATAAAGATTTTTTACCTAATCTTGAAATTGAATTTATCGAAAAATTCGATTCATTCAATAATGGCTATAATATGACTTGTGGTGGTGATGTTGTGTCAGATGAAACAAGAAGAAAGTTGAGCAAGATTTTTAAAGGGCGAAAAATTACGTGGTATGACAAAATTCTTAAATCGCGAAGAGCAAACCCTGAAAGAAAAGATCCAAAAGATTTTGTTCCCCGAGGATCTAAAAATGTAAATTCAAAGTCCTATAGAGTGATATTTCCAGACGGGAAAAATATGGTTTTTCGCGGATTAAGACAATTTTGCAGGCAGCACAATTTAAGCCACAACCTTCTTCTTTCGACATTAAAAGGGACACAAACTCACCACAAGGGATATGTGCTTATTGCAAGGTTCAACGACTATCACGACAGTGAGTACGGCCAAGCGGCTGGAAACGGTGCGCATCCTGTAGCCTGTGCAGGATGAAGATATAGTCTCTCCTGCATGGAAACATGCAGCAGTCGGAAACGACGGGGCAATCGTAGCGAAATTGCTTGAAGATGGAGGGCGTAAAAGCCTGGTTCGGTGTTGGGTATGGCGAGCATCCTGAAGAGTACCGCGACCTGTTTGATATCGAATCATCTTTACAGGCGTGGGAAGAAGACGCGCAAATGAAAGGCTTTGGCGTGATGCCGCAGAAGGAGCAGGGTAAATCTACTACCTATGTCGGCCAAACGCAGGGCTATGTGTCCCGATACACCCATATTTCCTATGGTCTCGGGTTTATCGTGACATTTGAGGAACAACTTAACAATCTTTACCCGAAACTGGCAAAGTCTCGGGCTAAAGCACTGGGGTTTTCCAAGCGCCAGACCAAAGAAATCGTATCAACGAATGTTTACAACCGGGCGCACACTGCTACATACACTGGCGGTGACGGATCCATTCTGTGCGTGACAAGTCACCCTTCGGCAAATGGGTCTCAGGCTAATTGCCTGGCCACTGCTGCGGATATTTCCGAGGTTTGCCTTGAAGATATCTGGCTTTTGATTGCTGCGGCGACTGATGACGCCGGGCTCCAGATCGGCCTTCAGGCCCAGAGCCTTCACGTGCATCGAAACGATTGGTTTGAAGCCAACCGCATTTTAAAAAGTACACTTCAGGCAGAGACGGCAAACAACGCCATCAATGCCTTGAGAATGACTAACGCCTTTCCGCAGGGCATCAAAATGAACCATTACTTTGATGACTCCGACTCTGTTTTCGTGCGAACGAATTGTCCTGACGCAATGAAAATGTACATGCGTTATGAGTACGATCTCAAGAAGGACAATGACTTTGACACGGATAACGACAAGAACAAGACCTACAGTTACTTCTCTGTGGGTTGGAGCGATTGGCGCGGAGTGTACTCAAACGGCGGCGGCGGTTAACCTTAATCCGAACTATGTGAAGTCCTCCCCCCTTAATCGGGGAGAGCACCCATAGGGTTTTAATAGGAGGGTTTTTACATGTCTACTTTAAGAAGGAGTTCAAGTTCGTTCGGCAGCTTTGCGGACGGTATTATCATCCGCGGAATGCCTTTGCTAACCTTGTATCCAGGGAACGTCTACTGGGTGGATTCCAATGGCGGCGGCGGGAGCAGGGGCACGTTTGCCCATCCGGTTGCTACCCTGCTGGCGGCCCATGCCCTGTGTACAGCCGACAATGGCGACATCATCTGCATTAAACCCGGCCACGCCGAAACCTACACCGCGACGGTTGACTTTTCCAAGTCCGGTTTTGCGATCATAGGTCTCGGTTTTGGCGATAACCGACCTACCTTCACCTGCGGTGTAACCGCTGCTGGTGATGATATGTTCGATTTTGCCGGCGATAATGTCCTGATCTATAACATCAAATGGCTTGACGCCAACCCCGCAGGATCTGCTGCGGTAGTGTTTAACGTGTCAGGAAATCACTTTCATATCGAGAATTGCTACATCACAATGGGTGGGATCACAACTGGCTTCCTGACCCACGATACGACCCTTGGTACGGACCTGACTGTTATCAATAACACCATTATTGGCAAGGAGGCCGGTCCTGATTTTGGAGTCAAGATCGAAAAGGAACATTTCTACGCGCACATTTCAGGCAATAAGTGGATTCTTGGTCAGTCTGCGGGTATGGATACCGGATGCGTTATCTTCACGTCCGGCGTCGGTAGTGGACAACTACTCGATGGCGACACTGTTCTAGGTCTTGGTGACGGTGAGCCGTACATGGTGCAGACCGTTGCACAAGCGGACAGCCTGGTTCAGAACATGAGGTTACTTTCCGATGACGCTACGGATGCCCTTGGTACATCAACTGCGGCAGGGTTTGGTTTTATCATGAACTTTGCGACTCAGCCCGGCACGGGCGTGCCGGCAGTTATCGACATAACGGGTGTGTACCCGCTTAACACCACACCTGCACCGTAACAGGAGAATAACAGGCATGGAAGAAAACCAGGAAGAAACAAAAATTGCAGTATGTGTTGCATGGGATAGTCCATTCATCTGGACTGCTCCCTCGTTCAATATGATGAACTGGGAGCGTCCGGATGGATGTCAGGTAAGGTTTTTCATGGGCGTAGGTTGGTGCCCTGCCGCACGGCACAATGACCTGGTTGCAAAAGCACAGGAATGGGGAGCAGACTTGGTCATGTTTAACGGGGGGGATCATCTATGTCCGTTCGACATTCTTCCCAGAATGCTTGCCCGTATCAAGGAAGGCTGGGATATCGTCCAAGCAATGATCCCGTCTCGGGGAGTATGCGGACGAAACTTCACTCCGTTTAAAGCACTGTCCTACAAGGTTGTAGGCCCAATGCCGGCAGATGATGCCATACTTCATGCTCCTCGTGGGTCAGTAGATATTATATCTTACGAGGACGAACCGCAAGAGGTCCATATTTCCGGCACTGGGAATATCATGATGAAGGCTGAAATATTCGACGGCCTTCAGAAGCCGTACTTTGAAGAGTTTATCAAAAAAGACGGATTGTACGGTCGATACTGTGTTCAGGATTCTCACTTTGTTTACCGATGTACGGTAGAATCCGGGGCCAAGATGTTTTGCGATACCTCCATTAAGCTGATTCATCTGGATGTGTTTGGAATAGACGAAACATACAGCGATAGGTTTAAAGACAAAACCGGCGTAACGGATTGGTCGCCAGCTAAGGATCTAAAGAAATTCGTATGAAACTATTCATGGGTGTATGCAATTCACAGGCTTACGTTCCATCCAACTTTTTTTGGTCCTTTTGCAACATCAGGCAAGTTTGCAAAATACAGGCTTTCAGATCCACTCATCCGTGGGATGTTGTAAGAAACAACCAAGCAATTGATGCGTTTCTTAAAAGCGACTGTGAGTATTTTGTGAAGATGGACGTAGACCAAATCTATCCCCCGGACTACTTTGAGGTCATGGTTCCGCTTCTTGAAAAGCATGACATCATAGGCCCGATGATCTACGACCGGCACATGCAAAACAAGTTTATGCCACTGTGCTTTGAAGAAGACAAAAACGAACCTGTTTGTCACAGAGGAGCCCCGTTTGACAATCGAACCGGAATCCTTGAAGTGGAGTTCCTGCATACAAATTGTTTTTTCAACCGATACGCGATTGAGGCCGTAGACCCTCCCTGGTACGAGGCCTATCTTGCGGAAGACGGGCTTGAACGGCGTAACCATGTTGACTTCGACTTCATGCAAAAGTTCAGGGATAAAGGCTTTAAGATATATGTCAATTTTGACATGGTAGTAAAACACATAGCGCAAATAGGAATAGACCGGGAGTTTTATGAAAGATGGAATGATAGATAAGGTCAGAGAATTCTACGATAACTATCTTGGTCATCTATCTGTGAAGAACAACCGTCATAGTTGGGTGCTTTATTCTCTAGACAGATTCATACCGAAAGACACAACCGTTCTGGATATCGGCTGTGGGACCGGAATTACTTCAAAACACTTGGCGAAAGATGGCAGGTCCGTGATTGCTATTGATCTATCGCCGAAGCTCATCGAGTATGCGAAAGAACACAACGATCACGAGGGCATTTCCTATATGTCTGGTGACATTTGCGGGATGGAGTTACGCATACCGTTTGATGCTATCGTGATGGTTGATGTCCTTGAGCACGTATTGACAGACTCTTTACCTGATTTATTCGCCATGCTGTCTGATTGTTCACACGCAAAAACCACGATTTATCTGAACATTCCGTACTATGAGTTATCAAAAATCCTAGAGGAAAAGAAATCGGACCTCAGGCAAATAGTAGATAACCCGATTTCAATTGAAAAAACGCTGGAGATGTTTTCGGCTATCGGTTTCGTGCCGATATATTTTCAACTCTATTGGCAGCAGTACGTTGAATATGTTTTTGTTAAACGAGAGCAATTCAACGAATCAATACTTAAAGCATTCAACATAAAGGAGAAGTCCGATGGCTGACCAAACCCGCATCAAATGGCTGTATCCCCCGAACTTCGAGGGAACGTATCCGGCTGGCACAAAGAATGGCAACAAGAGACACATTATTCTTTGCACTAACTACTCGGACGGAACCGGGGAAGATGATGCAATCAAGCTGAAAAGAACGGATCTTATAACACCCTCCGGCAATGTTCCTTCCAAGCTGGCCATCGAAAAGATCAAATATTCGATTGCCGGCATGACCGTAAGGATCAGCTACAACAACGCCAATGACGAAGAAGTAGCTGTTTTATACGATGGCGAGGATGAGATCGACTTCACTCCAAGCGGCGGTTTTGTGCCTGAAAGCGATGGGGACCTTGATGCCGGAGACATCGTGTTCACGACCCAAAACAACACAGCCGGGGATTCTTACAATATCATATTGACCGTAAGGCCAAAGGACTAAGCGGATGCCAGATCCCTGTTCAGCCAGATATCAAGATTTGTTGTCCGGGAGACACAGGATACATTACGATACTCGTTTTGGCAAAAACGTAAGACTGGGGGAAGGGGTTGTTATCGAAGGAGATTGCAGCATTGGTGACAACTGCGTGATCGGTCATTACGTTATTTTGAGGCCGGGGACAAAGATTGGCAATGATTGTACCATGGGGCATCACACGGTATTTGAAGGTGATTGCGACATAGGAAACAGGGTGTTGATTCATGCACAATGTCACATCACAAAGGACGTTATCATAGAAGATGACGTTTTTATCGCACCCTTTTTCTGCGGGGCAAACACCATGCGAATAAAGCATGGACGAGATTATCCGTTAGTAATTAACGGTTACAGAATACGAAGGGCTGCGAGAATAGCGATAGGAGTGCTTGTGTTGCCTGGAGTAGAAATAGGCGAAAACGCCTTGATAGGCGCAGGCGCTCTTGTGACAAAGGATGTTCCTGCGGGGGAAATCTGGGTTGGTGTTCCGGCAAGAAAAGTCGGGGACGTTCCGGAAGATGAAATACTTTAAACCAAAGAGGTCTAAACGTGAACATAGAAATCGCCAGGTTTTATGAACAAAGGAATATCCCGATTCCTCTATTGATAGATAAGCGCAGAAAAGGTCTTTCCCCTGAACAGGTGGAAGAAGCTGCCACGGAAGTCTACAAGGAAATCCAAGGCGGTCTGAGCATGGAAGCCAGGGATATCCCAAGATACGTTTTCAGTAAAGCCCACGATTTGAAGGGGAAAGAGTACAAAAAGAAGCAATTGCAAATATTCAACTACGATAAAAAATTCATTCGTTTGGTGGAGGCGTACAAAAAGAACAAGGCGGAACTTACAAGGCTACAAACTTCATTCGAGAAAAAGCGCATACGATGGATGAAGTTGATATTTTGGTCTATGTGGCCCATTGCCATCATATATGTAGTCTTAAAACTCATAGAGTTGGGGTGTCTCAATGAAATATTTCGGTTGTGACGGTTCAGGAGAGCTTTCAGCAAGCCAGTCAATAACGACATTGCCGGGCTTTTTGACTTCGCTGTTAGTCTTTACCGATGGCGTCAATGATGGTCAAGTAATCCTTTATGACAGCAAGAATGGCGCTACCGGAAAAGTCCTGGCAAAAATTCCTGTTCCCGGAGAACTGAACTATGGTGGCCGCAACTGGGCTGAAAGCGCATTCAGGGACTACAAGGACGGGATTTATGCTGCTCTTTCGGGTTCAAACGCATCTTACATTGTAGAACATATTAAAAAGGCAGAGTGATGTACGTTCCTGGCGACCATTTTATGATCTGTGAGCGAACTGGCTTCAAACACCGGCGCTCTGAAATGCGTGAGGAATGGACCGGGGCCTGGGTGCATAAGTCCGTCTGGAATCCTCGTCATCCGCAAGATTCCGTAGTTTCCATTCCTGATGATCCGTCCGTTGATGTTGCTCGGCCTGACGTTCAGTCAGCTATGGGTGAAACAACCCTAAATGGTGCAGTCACTAAAGACGTGAGATTCGTAGGGCTTTCAGATGAGTCAGGTCTTGAGGAATATGACCCAATAGGTATCGAACTTGACAGTGGCGTCATCCACTGGACATTCCTTGTAGAAGATGCGGAAATAATAAGAACAACTGAGTCTGAAGACACAAGAATAACCGAGGCGGGAGACACAAGAATAACCGAAGGTATATTACTACACGTCCAAATGCCCGGAGCGGCAGCGTCCGGTAATAGAGTTTACTTACCATCCCGAAATAACGAGGAGTGGCAATAATTTAGAGGAGGGTTGTTGTGGCAAATAAAAAAATAACCGACTTAACAGCACTTTCGGCGACTCCTGCTGATGCTGACATTTTAGAAATAGTAGATGATGTGGCTGGGACACCCACGAGCAAGAAAATCACAGCGGGAAATTTACGGGGGGGGCTTGCTGCTTCCGGCGCGAATGCAGATATAACATCGATGACTGGTCTTAGTAATGATGGTATTCCTCTTGCAAAAGTAGCAAATGCTGCAAGTGACGGAGCAAATAGTGATATAACATCACTCAGTGCTGTATCCATTCCAACAATTAATCTCACGGGCGGACAAATAGCCTTCCCAGCCACTGCAGTCCCAAGCGCAGATGCTAATACATTGGATGACTATGAGGAGGGAACTTGGACACTCACAGTGACTTGTGGCACTTCTGGCACAGTAACTTTAGCTGCGGCTCAAAATACAGGAGCGTATACAAAAAACGGAAGAATTATTTCTATACAGGGGCGATTTACAGTAGATTCTGTAAGTTCACCAGTAGGCTCAATAGCTATCAACGTTCCATTTTCTTCGGCTGCCCAAACAGAATTAGAAATGCGTAGTGTTGGAAATGTTAATTTGGCCGATATAAATTATGTAGCTACTGGTTGGGTTTCTGCTTTCATTACGGGCTCAGCAAATTCTTTTGCTCTTAAGGGTACTAATGATAATGCCGCATCGAATAATGAAACGGCGGCTATATTTAAAGCTACATCCGCTGTAATTTTTCAACTAACATATACAGGAGTCTAATATGCAAAAACAAACAAAACTAAAACACGGAATATCAGAAAACGGTGAGCTTCAGGTCTATCGAGTTGACCAGATAGTTAAGGATGGGAAGGTGCTTATCGAAAAAACTCATAAACCGTATTCTCCTACTGACGTTACGAACATGGCAGGGTTTGATGCGAAGTCGATTGAGCTGGTATCTGCGGTTGAAGACAAGACAGTCAAGGCTGATTTTGCTGCTGAAAAACAAGAGCCAACTGGAGCTGGACTTGAGGAAATAGTCAAGTATGACCGTATGGTGGACGACCTTGGGCGGATAGCTGTGCGGAGGATAACCAGATATTATGACGAGGGGGTTGAGATCGGCAAGAAGTACCACCGAAACTGGATTATGCCTGGAGACGACCCGGCTGGTAATGATGTAATATCAAAAGCGTTGGCGATAAAGTTTCATACGCCGGAAGTTGTAGCCGAACATAAAGCTATATTGAAGGCGGCGGATAACCAGATATTATGATGACGGTTTACTTACCATCCCGAAACAACGAGGAGTGGCAATAATGGCAACCTCAGCTTCATATGATTTCTCTGTAGCCTGCTCTGAAATTATCGGCGGGGCCATGCGGACGCTTAATCTGATCGCAACCGGAGAATCACCAAGCACGACAGAGCTATCTGATGGCAGAGAAGCCCTGAACATGCTGATTAAGGCATGGCAGGCGCAGGACATCGGCCTTTGGCTAAACCAAGAGGCAACCCTTTTTCTTGAGTACGAAGAGACATCTTACACGCTTGGACCTTCAGGGGATCATGCCAGCGTTACATCGGTTAAGACCGAAGTGGCAACGGCAGCGGCGGCAGCGGCCTTAACTCTGATTTTAGATAGTGTAACCGGCATGACGACCGGCGATGCGATAGGCATTGAGCTGGACGATGGCACGTTGCAGTGGACCACGATAAACGGGGTTCCCAATACTACGACACTGACCGTTACGATCACGGCGGCCCTAACCGATGACGTGGCTGTTGACAACCATGTTTATACCTACACGGATCTTATTCAGCGGCCCCTTGAGATTTTCAATGTTAGGCGCAAGGATGCAAGCGACTACGAAACGACCGTAACCCTTATCTCCAGACAAGAATACATGGCCTTGTCCAATAAGGCATCTTCGGGATCTATCACCAGTGCCTATTACGATCCGCAGTTAACCAACGGTGTGCTCTATACGTGGCCTGCGTGCAATGACGTGCAGGATCGGCTCGTATTCACTTTGAGAAGGCCTGTCATGGACTTTGATGCTGACGCCAATGATGCAGACTTCCCGCAGGAATGGCTCAGGGCCCTAAAGTTCAACCTTGCCCTTGAGTTAGCGCCGGAATTCGGAATAGAGCCAAAGGCGACGCTTGTTGCCCTGGCAGTCAGTTCAAAAGAAGAGGTTATGGGCTTTGACGTGGAGCAGACCTCAGTTTATCTGAGAGCCAAGAGGCGATAATGGAATTTCCTTTCATACCGAACGACTACCCACCGCCGGTTAATTTATACCTGGATATGCAGCAACCGGACGGAAGACCTGCTTTAATCTCGACACCCGGCATGGAGCTATACTGCGACTTTTCCGACTCGTCTGAGATCCGTGGAATGCATCACGTTGACGGCGTTGGCCTGTTTGTGGTGTGTGGGGCATCAGTGTTTAAAGTCACTGGCAGGCAGGCGCATGAGTTGATTGACACGCTCTCGACTTCTACCGGCTGGGTCTGGATGGTGGATAACGCTATTGAGTTGCTAATTTCGCACGGTGGGACAGGGTATGTCTATGACTTCATAAGAACATTTACTGAGTTGGGCGAATTATCTACAACCGAAGGTTCGGCCATGCTCGACAGTAGCGGCCAAATCTGGTCTTGGGGTAGAAATCAGTGTGGTCAGCTTGGCATCAACACAGTAACGGATCGTTCTTCTCCGGTCCAAGTAGTCGGAAGCCACAGTTTTGTGCAGATAGGTTACGGACAACATCATTGTTTAGCCCGTAAATCAAATGGCGACATCTGGGCGTGGGGAAATAATCCATATGGGCAACTTGGCAACAACACGACTACGAGTTATTCAAGCCCGATTCAGGTCGTAGGATCTCACAGCTTTGTTGATGTTGCTGGTGGTGGGACTTATATTTCAGTAGCCCGAAAGGCGAGTGGTGCGGTCTGGTCATGGGGACTTAATACCAACGGGCAGCTAGGCGACAATACCGTAACGGCTCGTTCCAGCCCGGTCGCGGTAGTTGGCAGTCATAGTTTCACAGAGATTGCGGCTGGTGGTCATTTCTCCATAGCCCGCAAAGCGAGTGGCGAGGTTTGGACTTGGGGTTTTAGTTTCTACGGCCAACTTGGCAATAATACCACCACCAGCTACTCTAGTCCGATTCAGGTCGTAGGATCTCACAGCTTTGTGGAGATTAGCGGAGGCGAGGATCATTGTTTGGCTCGCAAAGCCAACGGCCAGGTTTGGGCTTGGGGTAGGAATGATAATGGTCAACTTGGCGATAACTCGACTACGGCTCGTTCCAGTCCGGTTCTTGTTGTAGGCAGCCACAGCTTTGTGGAGATTGCCACCGGAACTAATCATGGACTTGCTCGCAAGGCCAATGGCAGCATTTGGGCGTGGGGGGACAATACTTATGGCCAGCTAGGCGATAACACAACAACAAACAAATCCAGCCCAGTCGTCATTGTCCGAAAGTTCCAGCCACTTTCATCCATAGGCCCAACCACGATGGGCACCCTCACATTCATAGACGGCTACATAGCAACTAACGATGTTGACTCTCAGCGGTGGTACATATCCGGTCTTTACGATGCTTCGAACTGGCCCGACCTAGATTACACCTCGGCAGAGGAATTAACTGACGATCTGGTAGCAGTTATCATGTGCCAGGGTGAACTGTGGGCACTCGGCAAGACCAGCATAGAGGTTTATCTGAACAGCGGGAGCCTGGACTTTCCCTTCACACGAATTCCAGGCGCGTTCCTTGATATCGGCTGTGGCGCAGCGGCATCGGTTGCTCAGAAAGACATGTCTATTTTCTGGGTTGATAACTTCCATCGCATCAGACGCGCAGGTGGACCTCTTGCCTATTCTTCAACCGTTATTTCTACCCCTGCCATGGACGAAGAGCTTGCAGGCTACAAAATATCAGACTCAGAGGGATTTACGTTCTCCCAGGGCGGCCACGACTTCTATGTTATCACCTTCCCGTCTATCCCTAAAACGTGGGTCTATGACATCACATCCACTGCACACTCGAAAAATCATGTCTGGCACCAGAGAGAAACTGCACTGATAAACCGCTGGCGGGCTCGATGTCATGCCGAGTATGACGGGAAACAGCTTGTTGGTGATTATGCAAACGGGAAGATATACGAGCTAAAGGATAGTTGCCTGAACGATTATGGTGACACAATAACCAGAAAGCACCAGGCGACACCTATTGCCAAGGATCACAAGCGAATACGGTTTCATTCATTCGAAGCCGAACTCGAAGCCGTGAAGGGCATATTTAGTGATATCGAGTCCGGCAGTAATGGGGCCATAGCTCTTAGGGCTAATGGTGAAGCGTGGGTATGGGGAGAAAATTCTACCTATGGCCAACTAGGTGATGGCACAGTTACCGATAAATCCAGCCCTGTTCAAGTAATAGGATCTCACGATTTTATAAAAATCGATATGGGTGAACATCATAGTGTTGGTATAAAATCTACGGGTGCCGCGTGGTCATGGGGCAGAGCAACGTCCGGCCAATTAGGTGACAATACAGCTACAAGCAAGTCCAGTCCTGTAGCCGTAGTTGGATCGCATAGCTTTATTGACGTTGTGACTGGTGACGATTTCTCGTTAGGGTTGAAAGCAGATGGTACTGCATGGAGCTGGGGAGAAGGTTCTGCTGGGGAGTTGGGCGATAACTCTGCTACCGACAAATCCAGCCCTGTTATTGTGGTTGGGTCCCATAGTTTTTCCAGCATATCTGCTGGCGCAGGTCATGCCGGTGGTATAAAAATGTCAGACGGATCTGCCTGGTTGTGGGGTGTTGGAACAAATGGAAGGCTGGGCGATAACTCTGCTACAACCAAATCAAGTCCAGTTGCTGTTGTCGGGTCGCATAGCTTTATGGAAATATCTGCCGGTGGAGATTTTAGTATGGCCTTGAAGTCAACTGGTGCAGCCTGGGCTTGGGGGGAAGCAGGTAAAGGTCAGTTAGGTGACAACTCTGCTACCGACAAATCCAGCCCTGTTATCGTCGTTGGTTCTCACGCCTTTACTCAAATTGCTGCTGGGACTGACTTTGCGCTTGGCCTGAAATCGAACGGTGAAGTATGGAGCTGGGGAGAAGGGAGCCTTGGTCAACTTGGGGATAATACTAAGACCGATAAGTCCAGCCCTGTAGCAGTGGTAGGTAGCCATAGTTTTACAAAAATTACGGCAGGTCAATATCATGCCATGGCTCGAAAAGCCAATGGTGAAGTTTGGGCGTGGGGTCTTAATACGTCGGGTCAACTTGGTGATAACACAGTTATAGCCAAGTCTAGTCCTGTCCAGGTAGTTATGTCATACGGAGCACAAACCGTCCTTGACTGGAAAGACGAGAACGGCCAGTGGTCCAGCGAGCATTCACTGGACATTCCCACGTCTGACAACAGCTATATCCGGTCAATCATACGGCGATTAGGCACAGCAAGAAGCCGGGCATACAGGCTCACGACAACCGATCCGGTAGACGTTACGATCAAAGCTGCATACGGCAACATGGAAGCAGAAGGGGTAAAAAAGAAGAAGATTCCGACCGAGGATTTCACATGAATCTAGTTCTCACCATAGCAATGGGCGATGCCTACGAGCAGATGGCGAAGCTTACCCATCCGAGTATCAAAGCCTATGCCGAAAAGATAGGCGCTGAGTTCAAGTGCATAGACAAACAGGAGATATCGCAGACCACGCCCCACTGGGAGAAGTTTCAAATCTATCACCTGCTGAACAAATACGAGAGAATCCTATACCTCGATACGGACATCATCATCCGGGACGACTGCCCGAATTTGTTCGATATTGTGCCCAAGGATAGGCTGGGTGCCTTTGACGAAGCGCCTTTCACGAACCGCAGCAAAGAGTTGATGATCGATATTCTGAAGGCATACGGCGAGCAACTGCCGAATTGGAACGGCAAGTATTACAACAGCGGCGTTCTGGTCATATCCCGGAAGCATAAACAGCTTTTCAGGAAGCCGGATAAGGAAGTTTTTTCCTTTTACGAACAGAGCTACCTGAACATGCAGATTGCCCTCCAGGGAATTGACATGTTCGGCCTATCCCACAGACACAATCGCATGACCTGTATGGACGCAGCGACAGGAGAAGAGCGTTTCGCGTCCTACATCATACACTATGCCGGTTATCCTGATTTAAGGTTGGTTCTGGATCTTATCCCACGGGACCTGGCTAAGTGGAAAGAAGCCAAGGGCAACTATAAATACCAGAGACATATCTATGTCAGTGTGGTCGGCGGCCTGGGAGATCAGATGAACGCAGAGCCAGCTATCAGGTATATGGCTAAAAATGTTTATCCTGACGCTGATATCCGGATTGCCACACACTGGCCCCGGCTGTTTGAGCACCTGGATCTACCAATTTGCGAGCACGGCAAGGCAGACCTTCCACCGGATACGCCATACTATCTCATGAGCAGCCTGCCGGGGCCTGAAACGCCTACGTGGGCCGTGATCTCTAACCTGCTGTGCCATACTGTGGATTATTGTTCAATCGCCCTTCTGAGGCGCATTCTGCCCGAAAAGGATAAGCGGGTGCAGCTTAGCTACTCCCTGGAGGACGTATCTGATCTAGTTGATATTGTGGGCGTTACGGATCTTAACGATCTGGTGGTCATACACGCTGGCCGGCACTGGCAGAGCAAGACGTTCCCGGTGGTCTGGTGGCAAGACGTAGTTGACGGGCTGGCGCAAAATGGAGTGCCTGTGTGCCTGATCGGTGAAGATGACGAGACTCGCGGAACTGTAGCCGTGAAATGTCCGGAGAAAGCGATTGATCTCAGAAACTTGTTAAGCCTGG